GATCGAAAATTGTCTTATAAGGGGTTATCCTATAAGTTAGTTAAGGATACCTGGCCAGACCTTCTTCCAGATATTGAAGAAAAGGAAGACCCACCACCGGCCAAGAAGGAAAAGATTGTGAAAAAGGATACCACTCCAACGACAACTAGCAAAGGTGTAGATTGGTAAAAACTGTCGCCTGAACGATAAAATTGCATAAATATAATTACATTTGGTTGATGAGTTCTATATTCCATGTTTTTGTGAATGAAATTAATAACCAAAAAAAGGTACAAGTATGGTAAAGACAGTAAGGGTGCTCCTTGCTCTGTTTGCTACACTATGGTATACTACTTCACCGCTTAATAGCAATGCACCTACTCCAATATGGAAACCAACCATAGTTGAGAATAGAGCTGCACCAGACTATTACAAACCTCTTGAATTTGATAAAGTAAAATATACATCAGCAGATGTTCTCTGTTTGGCGAAAAATATTTACTTTGAAGCAGGGGTGGAGAGTACAGCAGGGAAATTAGCAGTAGCGAATGTTACGATTAATCGTACATTACGTAATAATTATCCCGATTCCATATGTGGAGTAGTGCATGAGGGCATACATCGTTATAATGAAAGAATAGGCGAACATGTTCCTGTGAGAGATAGATGTCAATTTAGTTGGTATTGTGACGGCCGGGGGGATACTCCAAACGAAGGTAGAACGTGGAGATCTGCACAAGACCTTGCAAAAAAGGTTCTCGTAAATTATTATGACAAAGCACTAATCGACATAACAGATGGTGCAACGCACTATCATGCAAATTGGATGGAGAAATATCCAAAGTGGAGCAAAAAGAAGAAAATTATGGCTTCAATAGATAGACATATCTTCTATGGAAGCAGAAAAACTTTGTAAAAAACTTGACATTTTTGTTCTAATAGGTTATAATATACATGTAACAATAAAAAAGGAACAAATATGAAAAATTTAATACTTATATTATGGTTTGTTCTGTTTTTGAGTTCATCCGCATTAGCAGGAGTTGAATATGTGACAGAACAGGTCTGTCACGCAATGTCTGGATGTGTGTTGAATACAAAAACTGGCGAGTGTCCAGATTGTGTAATTGAAAGACGAAAAGTTGTTCATACACATGAAGAGACACCTGTAATAGTAGAAAAACCTTTTGTGGAACCCAAAAGAACTTTTTGGGCACCTAAAAAAACAGCAAAGGTTGAAATACCAAAAAAGAAAGAAATGATAGAGAAAAAGGGAAATTGGACTTGTATTGTCGGCCCTTGTGACTTTATTGATGAAAATGGTAATTTGATTGAAAAATCATAAAATGAAATAATAATTATATGCCGTATTATGACTATGTTTGCGAGAAATGTGGCGAGGATTTTGAAGAGTCCTTGCCCATAGCTCGAAGGGATGAACCCACCAAAAAACCATGTCCGATTTCTGACTGTGATGGTGTAATTAAAATGATGTTTGCAAAACCATATATTGGTGATCCTTGGCATTTTACAGGGAAGAAACCAGATGATGCTTTCAAAGACAAACTTAAAGAAATAAAAAGCAAACACCTACACAGTACAATAGATACTCATTGATATATGAAACAATTTAATTATGATCTTCTTGAAAATCGAAAAGACCAATTAGAACAAGACAATTCAAGTGAAGATAGGGTATATCATTCTCCGAATGGTACATATCCATCTATTACAAATCTTCTTTATCATATGATTTCCAAGCCAGGTATTGAAGCGTGGAGAGAAAACATTGGAAAAGAAAAAGCGGATAAAATCTCACATCGTGCTGCAAGGCGTGGTACTAACATTCATGGAATACTTGAGAAATATTTACGTGGTGATAAAAACTATTTAAAATTAAAAGATGGTAAAAGTAGTGTGATGCAAGAACACAAAGAACTTGTTCTTGCAGGCAAACCACAAATTGATGCAAGGATTGACAATATTCGTGGAATTGAATTATCAATGTGGTCAGACCATCTCAAGGTTGCTGGGACGGCAGATTTGATTGCAGACTATAATGGTGAACTTGCAATCATTGATTGGAAGACAGGAAGTTATATTAAAAAAGATGAATATGTTTTCAATTATATTTTACAAGGAACAGCATATTGTCATATGTTGGCCGAAATGTATAAATTGGTTCCGAAAAAAATTGTGATTTGTACACTCATTCGTTTTAGTGATCCTAGAAAACCAGTACCATTTATGGATGGCGATAAAGTTGTAGATTTACTTGTTGATTGGAAAGAATATAATCCTGAAGATTATGTTGATGAACTTCTCAAAGTATGTAATGCATACCATTTTAGTAAAAATGGATAATATAAATATTTACAGATATACAGGAATTTGTTTGATGACCTGAGAGGGTATCTTATAAGACATGGGTGCGATTCCCATCAGCTCCACCAAGAGATTATATGTCAAAATTTTATAATCCTAGAGATTACGATCTCATAGGTTTTGGTAACAATAGAAGGTACGTGCCAATTTCGGATGAAGAAAAACGCAAACGTGCTACATCTAAGAATAAGAAGAAACCTAAAGGAAAACGCCACGAACATTTCAATAAAGATTGGGATGCAGATTTGTGGGATTGACTTGTAGTTTGTTGATGGGGCTGAAATAGATTTCGATTGTAAGAGATAGTATCAGAGAGAACAGATAGGGTGATGACCAACATCGAATCCATAATCGCAAACAATAACGATTATACTGCATACTCTTACGCACTCGCTGCGTAGATTATAGCCGAGTTAGGACTTTAGTAGGTTCGGGGGATCACTTGGGAACAGAAGAATCCCCCTCCACCACAATGTTAGTATAAGGACAGATGAATAAAAAAGTTCACAAAAGATTGGGAGATGGAAAAATTAACACTTCATCTGAAATGATTGAAGATCAAGAAAATAAATTATGGGAGAGCAATCCGATGGAAGCACTTAGACATGAAAGAATTGAAACAAGAAAGAAGTTGAATTGGTGGGCACGATTTTCATTGTCCATGATTATAGTTTTTACTTTTTTGTTTTTAGTATGGTTATTGTTTTTTGGAGCATTACCGGCCGAATCAAGAGATCTGATTAATATCATGGTTGGGGCCTATGTGGCAGTCCTTGCCAAGGCAACCGATTATTGGTTCAAGGACAAAGATGATCCTGAACAAAAAGAAGGAGAAGCCATAAAGAATACAACTAATAATAATGATACGATTTAACTTGACAATGATGTCATTGTTTGATATAATTAAGGGATAATGTCAGAACTACTAAATTTTTATTCTTCTGAAGAATATAATACTGAAATTGAAGAAATTGTTGAAAGAACCAGTATGAGTTATCTTGATGCAATGCTTTATCATGCAGATGAAAATGGTCTTGAATCAGAAACGGTTGCAGGGCTTGTCAATGTTAAAACCAAAAATAAATTAAGGGAAGAGGCAGAGATATTACATTTCATGCCTAAAACATCAAAACTTCCTATATGATATATCAAGTGACACCTTTTGAAGTATATCAAAAATATCTTTCATTGAAACAACATTTCAATAGGAATGAATACGATTACTTCAAGTTTAATGGGAGAGTTCGTGCAAGCGAATCCTCTTTTGAGAAACGAAAAGACAAATACCATTTCATACGTTTGTCGAAAATTTATAAAGAAGATGACCTTACCAAGTTTCTTGTCTCGAATTTTGTTAAGACAAAAAACATGTGGGTCGGCAATATAACATCACCAGAAGGACGGCAGAATTATATTGCATGGAAGGCAAAGATACAAAGCCTTCCTTATGTATTTGAAAATGAAGTTGAAACATTGTTTGATGAAAACGAGAAGTTCAATATCATTTTCGATGTGGAGGGTGGACAACATCCCCCTGTGCTTCGTCATGTATTTGGCGAAGAAGTGTCGTTAGAAACCTTTATTATATTGGATTCTATACTTCATTTTATCCCTGACTTCAATGAGAAGATTCAGGAAACGGTCATTTGGCCGGATCTATACAGTATGTGTTTAAAGTATGCACCATTCTTGAAAGTGAATAAGCAGAAATATGTAGACATATTAAAAAAACAAGTAGATTTACATTATGCATAAAGTGGACAATCCGAAACACGTAGAACAAGGAGAATAAGATGGCAACATCATTCGCAAACCTCAAAAAGAGGCGAACTACTGATCTTGAAAAACTTCAATCCGAAATTGAAAAGATCAACAAACCCCAAAACAATTTTAGTCGAGATGATGACCGCTTCTGGAAAGCGGAACTCGACAAATCCGGCAGTGGATACGCTGTCATTCGATTCCTTCCAGCACTAGATGATGATAAGACAGCGTTTGTGCGTGTCTTTAATCATGGGTTTCAGGGCCCAGGCGGTTGGTACATCGAGAACTCTTTGACCACTATTGGTCAAAAAGATCCCCTATCGGAGTACAATTCTGTTCTCTGGAACTCAGGAATCGAAGCGAACAAGGAAATTGCTCGCAAACAGAAACGTAGGTTGACTTACTTTTCCAACATTTATGTTGTTGAAGATAAGGCGAATCCTCAGAACGAAGGAAAGGTTTTCCTTTTCCGTTTTGGGAAGAAAATCTTCGACAAGATTAGTTCAATGTCCAATCCCGAATTTGAAGATGAAACAGAAGTTGATATTTTCAATTTGTGGGATGGTGCGAACTTCAAATTGAAGATTCGTAAGGTTGATGGTTTCTCAAACTATGACAAGTCTGAGTTTATGACTCCTGGCCCACTCTCTGAAGATGAGTCTGTGATGGAACGTGTCTTTGGTGAACAACATGATCTGGAAGAGTTCATTGATCAGAAGAGTTTCAAGACCTATGATGAGTTGAAAACTCGTTTGGATACGGTTCTTGGAAACATTCAAACTCCTGCAATGACGGCACCAACATCGGTAGAAAACGATGAGGCTCCGTTTGATGGTGGGACACCAATTCCCGAATCTTCTACTTCAGAAGATGAGAACCTTGATTACTTCAAGAAGTTAGCGGAAGCGTAGTAAATATTACGCTATCTTGTGAACAAAATCCCTTCCCTCAAAATGCAATCCAGGCCCGCTGGGGGAAGGTGTTCTAATTATTGTATTGTTAGTAACATTTGTATTTGTACTGGCATCAGTTATAATTGGTGATGATGTGGCTTCGGCACCATCACTCCCAATCCTTGCAAACATTAGTTCATTTAATATTTCTTTAGCAAATTTCTTCACAAATATATCAGAAGCAGGACTCGCCATAGGAATGACTGCACCTCCTGCTGCCCCACCTATTACCGCTTC